GAAAAAATCGGATTGTTGTAAATATTCCAAATCATCATCAATATTGATTTTAAACCGTTTCTGGATTCCAAGAAAGGACCCATAGAAATCGAGACCGTGTTTAAATCCGTGGTGATTCAATAATACACTCGTTAAAAAAGAGAAGAACCCGTCGATATAAGACGCATTATTATATTGGATTAGCTTGGAATGAGCTCGCGGAGATTCAGATAAATCCGAAATCGTAGGTAGAGTCCGAATATTATCATTCGATAAATCGTATTTACCAATCATATATCGGATCGGGTCCAAGAGCGGCGAGAATTTCACAAACACGGGTTTTTCCAAGATTTCTTGGGTTTCGAGACAAAGAACGGAATGCGTGTTTTGTATTTGATATTTATGGTTCAACGAAATACGGTCATAGTTTTCTTCGTTCAATTCGAAAAACCGGCTATAAATGGGATTATATTGCTGCACATTGGTGATTTCAAAGGGGGAAATTTCATTGGACTCTTTGGACTCCTTGGACTCTTTGGACTCCTTGGACTCCTTAGATATCCAAGATTCTATATCTATTTTCTTGGTTTTTTGGTAATAAATAGAAAAGGGCGATTTCATAAAGATTCTGATATATTTATTCCGGAACAAAAGAATTGGAACGTCTAAACGTTTCACCGATCATGAGCGCCTTTACGTTCCTTACGTTGAAACATTATATTTAGATATAATAAAGAATTTGTAATTGAATGACGTTAGAATTAAAAAAATTCAATATGAGTTGGATTACCTTTAAACCGGATGAAAATAAAGGGCCCGTCATTGTGATGATTGGACGACGTGATACGGGTAAATCCTTCTTGGTCCGAGATTTACTATTTTATCACCAAGATGTACCTATTGGAACCGTCATTTCGGGAACAGAAGCGGGAAACGGGTTTTATGCAGCACATGTGCCCAAGCTGTTTATTCACGAAGAATATAATACGGTTTTGATTGAGAATATTTTGAGGAGACAAAAAGCGGTTTTAAAACAAGTTGCCAAAGAAGTCGAGGCTTATCGCCGAAGTACGATTGATCCACGCACTTTTGTGATATTAGATGATTGTTTATATGACCAATCTTGGACACGTGATAAAATGATGCGATTACTCTTTATGAATGGTCGTCATTGGAAAGTCATGTTGATTATTACCATGCAATATCCTTTAGGAATTCCACCGAATTTACGTACCAATATCGACTATGTGTTTATATTGAGAGAACCCTATATGACGAATCGAAAACGTATTTGGGAGAATTATGCCTCCATGTTTCCTACCTTGGAATCGTTCAATGCAGTGATGGACCAGACCACGGAGAATTATGAATGTTTAGTCATTAACAATAACGCGAAATCCAATAAATTACACGACCAGATTTTTTGGTATAAAGCCGAAAACCACCCCGATTTCAAGTTGGGGTCCAAAGAATTCTGGGAAATTTCCAAGGGCATGGGTTCCGATGATGAAGATGAAGCCTATGACCCAAGCAAGGCGAAAAAACGGAGCGGACCCGCCATCAATGTGAAGAAATCGAAATGGTAGGCGGAATATTCGGTATATGGTATTATATTTTTCTATAATATCATATTTTAGCTTATCTAAGGGTCTTATGGCTTTGTTTCATTCTTCAACTCTTTACGCATATCCGCGGCTTCAACTGGGTCACGGCTATCGAAATCCACGGTTTCACGAACTCCAATCAAGTTTCCGTTTTCATCCATGGTCTGAGTCAAGACATTCCCGCTTTTCTCGGCGTTTCGAATATTCTCTTCAATGGCCTTCTTCTTGGTCTCTTTTACGCGTTGTTCAAACTCTTGTTTTGCCTTGGCCTCGTTTTTCAACTTCTCACTATGTAATTGATTGAGTTCATCTTCCATAAACTCGACACGGCCCGTCTTATATGCATCTGGGTCCCAAGGAATCCACATACCAACGGGGCCGACGAAAATATCGTGATTCGAGTCTAAATCACGAATCTTTTTACACCGCATTTCGGCTTCTTCTTGGGATGGAAAGACACCACGGATTTTTAATCCACGCACCGAGGTTTGAAATGCATGTTCGCGTTGGAATTGGCTATTTAGACGTTCCTCGTTTTTATCCATGAAATTCTTAAAATCATCGTCCAAGCTATTCGCCTTGATTTTCGATTCTTCTTCTTTGATAAATTCATTGAAATCTTGGATTACTTGGTCCACCTTTAGGTTATATTTATAAGAGGCAAAACTGAGAAAATCGAGGAATTTTTCCATGGATTTAGTAGGCTCCCATTGTTTCAAGAAATGTTCAAATAGATAAAGCTCGCGCTTTTTCAGGATTTTTTCGGGAGAAACGAAAGAAAGACAGGCGAATTTTTGTCCGGCGATGGGCGCATCTTCGTCGCATAAATCCACGTATTTAGGGTTTAGACTACCATCTTGTAATGTTTTTCGCTCAAATTGGGACATTATATAAAACATTGGGGTTTCTATTTAAGTGATTTTATACTGGATATTGTATTTTAGGAAGAAACCGGGTTTGTCTTTCTTTTTCTTTTTTGGGTCTATTATTTACCTTTGGTTTCTTTTTTTCTTTGGGTTACTATCGGTTTCTTTCACTTGAAGGTTTTTTTCGTTTTTTTTTGTTTTAGTATTATATATATCCAACATGAACCAAGGATTCGATTTCGCAGAACTAATTAAGCGTGCTATTAAATACATCATTGAAGGTATTATGGTCGCAATTGCTGCATACGCCATTCCCAAGAAGACATTGAACGTCGAGGAGGTCGTGATTATTGCATTGACCGCCGCCGCCACCTTTAGTGTGTTGGATGTGTTCGTTCCATCCATGGGACAGAGTGCAAGAGGAGGTGCAGGATTCGGTATAGGTGCAAATCTGGTGGGATTCCCAAGACCCATGTAAGGTCCGAGAAAATCCTGAGAAAGGTCCAAGAAAATCCTAAGAAAATCCTGAGAAAATCCTAAGAAAATCCTGAGAAAAGTCCAAAAAAACCTAAGAAAACCTAAAAAAACATTTGTAAATGAATAAAATTACATATGTTTTACGTATACACATATAATATATGAATACTCTTACGACGTTATCGTCGATTCTATTGAAAAGTGCAATAGACACCAATTCCTTTTCATTTATTAATTCGTCCAAGTCTTTGGGAATTGTTTTAGATACATCCGGCACAGCGTTTACGAATAATTTAGGTGCAGAATATGCACCCAACGCCATCGGCATTAACCCTACCGACCAAAACACGACGTGCTTGACTTTACGTAACGGAACTACCCAAGCGACAAACACGACAATGTTGATACCAAATGTAGGAAGTAGTAGTTTTACGATTTATTTGAAACATGCGAGCCGATTTTATACGGATTCCATTTTTGGTCACGGATATGCATTAACATCCTCGGCGGCGAGCATTAACACGGGAAATCAATTTACTGTTACTTTCTATAGTTTGTACCCGGCTATAAACTTACCATATACGATAACGGGGGTACTTTCTTCCGATTTGAACGGCGCGGCCTTAACGGGAACCTTTACGAGTAACTATCAACAAATCGTATTTATTACATCTGGTAGTATGGCAAGTACTAAAACATTTAGTATGTTGGCTGGAACTGTTACATTAAATGTAACAGTGGTGGTACCTCTGCCTATTGCAACCAACGTGGATGTTTCAAAACCGACGGGAAGTGCTTTATTTACTGGGTTTGGTTCTAATGCCACAACAAATAATAAAACAATTGCAGGAACGAATTATTATAGCGGTTCCTATATAGCCAGCAGCAGTTCTGTAGCAACTTATTCTACGTTTGGAGCTGGGTTTCTTTTTGAAAATACTATTTCTAACTCAACATATTGTTGGTGTTCATTAGTAAGATACACTAGAAGTACTACTATTTATACCGGTTCTAATTCTACAACATATAACGGTTCTACTACTATTTTGGGTGAATGGGTGCAAATACAATTACCCTATAAGTTGAAATTAACATCCTTTTCATTTGTTCCTCGCAACTATTATGCAAATTCTTTGCCGTCTAGTTTTGTAGTATTAGGTTCCTTAAACGGAACTACTTGGTCATCAGTATACGTAACCAGTGTTAGTACTTACACATATCCAGTTGAAGGCTTATACAACAATGTGGCTACATCTTTTACACCTAATCAAGGTAATAACACCGCGTATAGTAGTTTCCGAGTGGTAGTCAATAAGATATTTTTGGCTGACCAGTACAATGAGGCGGTTGTTTTAAACAAATGGAATTTAATTGGAGATGTATATACTTAAAACAAAGATTCTACTTATCCGAATATCAATAAATAGTACCATATATTCAACGATTCACAAGTCAAAAAGCCTATTTATGTATATACGAAATATATACATGACTACCTACGAGAATTTAGTCTATCCTACTTTGGATTCCTATGATTCGATACAAAATATATTATTGATAGACCAATCTGTAACCCAATACCAGGTGTTTTACGATAGTGCGAATGCATCGAGTTATCCTATCCTATATAATTCGCTCACCAAACGCGAGGATTTGAGCCAATTATTGTCGCAATTCACCCATTTAGACCGAATCGCCTTTGCGTTTCACGGCATTTATCCGGGATGTTATTACGATAAACCATTCTTGGAAGAAGACCCCTATTTTACTTTAGACAGTTCTGGTTCGGTCATTGTTTCTGAAAATGTTTCATTTGTTCAATCCCTGATATCGACGTTTACGGTTTCTCATGTGGACTTTTTAGGATGTAATTTGTTACTGTCGGAAGAATGGATAAAATACTTCGATGTACTGAGTGCGAATTCGGACTGCGTGGTTGGTGCATCGAATGACCAAACCGGAAACTTGAAATACGGCGGTGACTGGATTTTAGAAAATACGATAGAAAATGTCCGAGACACGTACTTCACGAGTCAAATCGAAGATTTGACGACGACGTTATTGCCTCAAACAATCACAACAAACACTACCATATCACAATCGGATATTGCATCGACAACCTGGCCCGTTACGATTTCGGGAACAAATATCACCGTCACATTCGGCAGCAATTTAACGCTTACGAGTGCCACACACAAATTTCAAATAACCGGTTCTAACGTCACTATAAACGGCGGTAATAACACGGTTACTGTAGGTAGTGTAACAAGCTATCCTGGATTATTCCAATTCAATGCAGGATTAACTAACATTACATTACAAAATATAAAAATGGTAGTAAACTCTCCTTCCACATTATTAGGTGGCGCATTCGCAAGTGATAAAATTACATATCCAAATGGGTTTAACATAATCAATTGTTCAACTTCAGGCACCGTCACATTACCATCAAGCGCGGGTGCCTTCTTTGGATATGGTTCGAACCCATCAAGTATGATTTTATCTAATACAACTATAACAAATAGTTATAACACGTTAGCTTTACCCAGTCAAAATGGTGGGTTTTTTCCGCTTTGGATGAATGTCGGCACTAGTTGTACATTAAAAATGAGTAATTGTTATAATAGTGGGACCATTGGTTCGGTTTCAGCTGGTTTTATTGATAGTTATTCTACATTAAATACAAATGCGGTAATTAATCTAACAAATTGTTATAATATTGCGAATCAAACGGCAGATTATTCGGGCGGTTTTTTTGGTTGTAATGTAGGTGGTTCAAACGGTTCGAGTATCACTTTGACGAATTGTTATAGTATTGGAAATTTTTTACAAGCAGGATGTTCTGCATTTTTTTCACAAGGGACTTTCTTTACAGGCGGAACTATGAGCATAAATATGACGAAATGTTACGCTATCGGAAGTATGCCGAATCTCGGTGATACAGGTGGTTTTATTGGCGCAACTGTAGGAAGTGTAGGAACCATTACCATTAGTAATAGTTATTTATTTGCCACACCCTCAAGCACAATACCAATGGTAAATACTTCGACAGCACAAACAAAAACTCTAACAAATTGTTATACAGTAAGTGCAGGCACATGGTCTGATACTTCGGCAAATGCGGCTTTGACTAATACGCCGACTTCTATTTATGTTTCCGGTACCGTTTGGACATCCAGGTCCGTAAACACAGCATATTTATTATCGTCATATACTGGAAATACGTATGTTGAGTCCACCACTTCTTTTACAGGGAATCTATATATTACGAATACCGCCAGCACTCCATTAAATACATACACATCAAGCGCCGCTGCTTATGGTACGAATCTCACCCTTGTATCTGTGAATTCGGCCAATCCGGCAACATACGCCACCATAAATGCAACGTCTGGTATCATTTCCTTTTCGAATTTATCCACAGGGACCTATACAGCCAGAGTTCTTTCCTATACAACTACGAATAGTCAATATACGAACTATGTGTTTTCAACATTCACAGTGATTAACGCACCTCTATACCCCTTAAATACCTATAATCATACCTTTTACACCTATTCAAGTGCAACTCCCACAGTCTTAACCCGAACCGTATATAATGCTTCGGGGTCACTGCAAAGTAGCACAGACATCTCGTTCGGCGGCCAAAATATCCAGACCGTACTGGCCGCATTAGACTCGGGGTCGGGACCCTATACCATCGGGATAAAAGATACTTCGAATAATAAGGTCTCGATGGATGTGGCGTTTTTCGGAGCCTATAATGCGACGCTGACACAAACCCAACAGAATGCAATGATGACGTATGTGAATGCGAATTATAAAGAGCCGCGCACTGCAGCCACCAATTATGTGGTGACTGTATCGGGCGGTGTATTTCATTTAAATGGAGTTTCACAACCAAATATTACATTCGCGAGCGGGACTTTATATGTATTTGACCAAAGTAGCCCGACCAATATCGGAAATAGACTGGTCTTGGGCACGACCCCGGATGTATCATCATCTGTGGTTGGAAATAATGTGGTCTATAACGGAACACCTGGCTCGGCGAATGCATATACTCTAATCGATTTCGGGGGGTCGAATCCAGCTACAACCAGTTTGTACTATTTCAGTTCAACAACGACGGGAATCGGTTCCAAAATTCCTCCATTTGCAACTAATATATATATTAATTCAACAACCAGCACGTCAGTGACGTCTATATTACTTAAACCATGGACAACCGTAAACGCTTCTGAACCATATAAATTTAGTAAAACCGCTGGTTCGGGGTCTTATTCAGGAACATATTATGTTTCATCCTCAACCATTTGTGATAACAATACTAGTACTTTTAGTCCAGTACAAATGTTTGATATATCATATAGTGCTGCACCCTACGAATATGGATGGTTATGTAAAAGAGGTCAGTATAATGATAGTGGCGTATATTTAGGTTCTATCAGTACAACTTATAATACTTCATCAACTATCACAGGTGAGTGGGCTCAAATACAAATTCCATATGCATTAAATCTTAAAAACTTTACTTTTTTACCAACCTCAAATTGGGTAACTTCCCTCCCTGCTACATTTTATATATTAGGTTCGAATAACGGAACCACATGGACCAATTTATATAGCGTTTCTAACTATGTGTATTCAACCACTATAACGTCGAATAGTCAATTTACCAATGCCTCTTATTTAACAACGTTTACGTTGACCCCTGTGAATAACGCATATTCATATTTCCGTTTAGTGGTAAATCGCATTTTAAATGCAAACTCTGGTTTTACTGGATTGAAACAATGGAATTTGTATGGAGATGCTTATGCTGCGGCATTTTAACATTACGAATAATTTCACGCATAATGTTTGAAAAACGCTTGTAATGTAGTGGATTCCAAAAATTCAACGATTCACAA